ACTGCTTATTTATATCAACAACAAATGCAAGCTCAAATGCCTCAAGGTATACCAACATCTTCTGGTGAATTTAATAGAGAACTTAATGATGAAACACCTAAAGAAATTTCTATTGAGCAAGAAAATAGAATTGCAGCCGCTGCTGCACAAGCTGCACAAAATCTAATGGGCTCTATGCCACAAAGTCCTGAGCAACAAAAAATGCAAATGGAACAACAAGAGAAGCAAGCTCAATTACAATTAAAAGCGGAAGAATTAAATATTAGAAAAGCAAGATTCCAAGAAGGTATTAAAAATAGTGAAAGACAAAATGCTAGAAAAGATGCCGAAACAAAAGCTAAGATAGTGGAGACAGCATCGAAAGTAGCAAGACGTGAAGAGTAATATGGCTGTTAAAGCAGAAACAATTAGACAAGCTAAGAAGTATTTAGAGAATAAAAATTTATCAATTAAAGTTGTGAAACCTAGATTATTTGCAAAAGTAAGTCAAGAAATGGGATCTAGCTTTGATGATTTATTAGAAACAATACAGAAAGAACTAGAAAATGGAACAGCTGATTCAAGCAATCAAAAAACAGATCAAAGACTATAAAGAAGATTTAGGTAAAAATTTGTTGTCTAAAGGTGTAGAGAACATAGAAGAATTCAAACGAGTGCATGGTATGGCACAAGGTTTGGATAAGTCATTACAAATAATTAATGAAACTATTGAACTATACAAGAAAGGAACAATAGAAGAAGATGATTAACGCAGATATATGGGCAACAGATAGTGATGTGCCTACTCCAGAAAAGGTACCCGTACCTGCTGGATATAGAATTTTAATTAGACCACGAGGTGTAATTGAAAAAACAAAAGGCGGAATTATATTAACTGATAATAGTAAAGAACAACAAAGTTATTTAAATTCTGTCGGTCAAGTTATTGCTATGGGACCCGAATGTTATTCCGATAGAAAAGCTCCTTGGTGTAAAGTAGGAGATTGGGTAGTATTTGGTCGTTATGCAGGAGCAAAAATTTCTGTACAAAAAGTCAAAATGGTAATAATTAATGACGATGAGATACTTGCTACATTAGATAATCCAGAAGTAGTATCTCAACAATTATAATACACGTTAGTTTAGACTAACGACAACATAGGAGTAACTATGATAGAAGAAGAAAAGCAAGAGCAGAAAGAATTAGAAGTTAATTTAGGAGATAATGCAGCGGATAAAGAAATTGAAGTCCCTGAAAATCCAATTGACAAGTATATTGCTGAAGCTCAAAATGAAGAGAAAGAAGAAATAAAGCAAGAGGAAAAACCAAAAGCACCTCCTTACTCTGAAGATATGCCTTATTCAGAGAAAGTTCGTAAAAGAATTGCAAAAGAAGTGGCAAAAAGAGCAGAAGCTGAACAAAAAGCTGTTGAGTTAGAGCAAAGATTAGCCGATTTAGAAGCTAAAACTTATGATATAGCCAATAAATCACTCAGCAACCAACATAAGTCAGTATCTGCAGAGCTTAAAACAGCTATTGAAGAAGGTAATACTGAAAAACAAGTAGAACTTTACGAAAAAATGGCTGATTTAAGAGGTCAAATGCAAAGAACTTCTGAATATGCCGAATCAAGACCTAAAAAAGAGGAGAAAAAAGATATTAAAACTCCTCCTTTAGCAAAAGATTGGGTAAAAGAAAACTCTAAATGGTTCAATAAGCCTGGTTATAGAAAAGAAACAGCTATGGCATATGGAATTGATGCAGAGTTAACAGAAGAAGGGTGGGATGTGAATGACCCTGAATATTATGAAGAAATGAATAGACGACTAAAAAGTAGTGGTCTTAAATACTTCACAAAATCAGACGAAAACACTTCCAATGATGACCAAAATGTGGTACAAAAAGCTAACAGAGTGCAATCTCCAGTTGCTGGCGTCAGTCGTAAAAAAGCTGAGAACAGTAATAGAGTAAAGCTAACTGCGGATGATCTAGCAACAGCTAGAAATTTCGGCATTGATATCAATGATGAAGCGGCACTAAAACGGTTTGCTAAAGAAGTAAAAAACTTTAGCACCAATACGTGACAAGATAGGAGCACGACATGAATAAAGACAATAAAATAAAACACGAAACTAGAGTTGAACAATCAACTAGAGTTTCACAATGGCGCCCAAGTAATTTACTTGAAGCTCCTGAACCAAGACCCGGTTTCAAACAGAGATGGATTGCAACTATGGTACTAGGACAGGAACAGCCAACAAACGTTGCTAAACGTATGAGAGAAGGTTGGCAACCTCGTGATCTTAAAACGGTCAAGAATGCTCAAAACTTTCCTACGATAGAACATGGCAAGTTTGCTGGTTTTATTGGAATTGAAGGAATGGTACTCTGTGAAATGCCAGAAGAAATGGTAAACCAACGTAATGAATATTACGCACAAATGACTGAAAACTTAATGCGATCAGTCGAACAAGATATTCACAAAGTAGAACAACCTGGAAATCCGATAACTAAAACCTTCAAGAGTTCAGTTACAAGAGGCGGCTTTAAAGAGTAAAACTGTAATATAACTTAGGAGGTTATAACTATGGCAAATGTAAATGCCCCTCAAGGGTTTATACCTTTGAGACACTTAACAGGTGGAGTTATCAGACCCCAAGAATATCCTATTGCAAACGGCTATGCTGCAACTCTTGCGAGTGGCGACTTAGTTACTATGACTACAGACGGTACTGTGATCAGAGGAACAGCTGGCGGAAATGCTTTAGGCGTATTCTATGGAGTTGAGTATATTGAAAACTCTACTGGAGACGTAAAGTTCTCTAAAGTTTGGAACGCAAATACAGAAGTGAAAGCAAACACAACTGTAAAAGCTTATGTATATGATGATCCAAACATAACTTACAAAGTACAATGTAATGGTACTTTTGCTGCAGCCAATGTTGGTGAGTTAGCAAACGTTACTATTGGAACGTACAATTCAACTTTCGGATATTCTACAGACGAATTAGACATAGCTACTTTAGGTACTGGGTCTTTAGTTTTAAGAATATTAAGACTGGTTGATGAACCAAACAATGCTGCTGGCGCAGACGCTAAAGTAGAAGTGGTTATTAATAAATCACTATACGGAGTAGGCGGCGCTGGTGCTGGTGTATAAGGAGATTGAACCATGGCATTAAATAGAGCACTATTTACCAAACAGCTCAATCTAGGTTTAAATACCGTGTTTGGTATGGAGTATGATAGATATCCAGAACAATGGAGAGAAATCTACTCTATCGAGCAATCGCAAAAAGCATTCGAAGAAGACGTACAAATGGTCGGCTTCGGTGCTGCACCTACAAAAGCTGAAGGTGCTGCAATATCTTACGAGTCAGGCAGAGAAGGCTTCGTTTCAAGATACGTGCATGAAACTGTAGCTTTAGCATTCTCAATTACTGAGGAAGCTGAAGAAGATGGTTTGTACGGATCTTTAGGAGCTAAATATGCTAAAGCTTTAGCAAGATCAATGCAACACACTAAAGAAATCAAAGGTGCAAACATCCTTAACAATGCAACTACTACTTCAGTAGGTGGCGATGGCGTGGCATTATTGTCTGCTTCTCACCCACTAGGTGGCGGTGGTACTGCTTCTAACACATTATCTACAGCGGCAGATTTATCAGAAACTTCTCTTGAGCAGTTACTGATTCAAATCTCAACTGCAGTTGATGACAGAAGTATACCAATTGCATTATCTGGACAAAAGCTAATCGTTCCACCTCAATTGGTGTTCATTGCTGAAAGAATCCTTAAGTCTAATTTAAGACCAGGAACTGCAGACAATGATATCAATGCAATGAGAAATATGGGTATGATTCCAGGCGGAGTAGTCGTTAACCAACGATTAACTGATCCTGATCAATACTTCATTATGACTGATTGTCCTGATGGAATGAAACACTTTGTAAGATCACCAATGAAAAAAGCTGTTGAAGGCGATTTTGAAACTGGTAATCTAAGATACAAAGTTAGAGAAAGATACTCTTTCGGTTTCACTGACTGGAGAGCT